TGCCACAAAACACCACTGTGCAGGCACAACAGCAACCACAGGCCACCGCACAACAGCAACCACAGGCCACCGCACAACAGCAACCACAGGCCACCGCACAACAGCAACCACAGGCCACCGCACAACAGCAACCACAGGCCACTGGATCTTATAATGTTGGTAACACACTGGGACAAATGGCTGGTAAAGCCGTCACCGGAGTCAAACAGGCCGTAGGAGCCGTTGCTACCCCTGTGTTGGTGGCCAAGCAGATCGCAAAACAGGCCGCACCTGGAATAGCACATGCCTTGAAATCCCAAACTGGAGGATCTGATCCCATGGGCCTGGGCGGATTCCAAGCAGTATCCTCAACACCAACCTCCAATCCCGCTGTGGCTGTGATGGATCCCCAAACCAAGAAACCCGTGACCTATACCAAATATGGCCAGGATTGGATGGATCCGGATGGCAACGGAGTAATCGATCCCGCGATGATATCACATCTCGAACAGCAGCTAAAAGCCAATCGTTCAAGAGCATCAGGAGAATGACTGTAATGATCACCGAAGGCGGCAACGTATTCAAGGACTCGGAAGGTAATTCTCTGACAACACGTATCCAACGTGATCAAGTGATCCCCACTGTAAAATGGTTGGAAGATCTCACAGGTCTCAGCCTAGTAGACAACATGTTGGGAACCACTGGCAGAAAAGAAACGTCGGGTGATTTAGATCTGGCAGTGGATGGCAGCAAGATAGACAAAGACACACTGATTCGTGCATTGTTGACCAAGGGCGTTTCTGCCCAGGACATTAAGAAAAGCGGCGACAGCGTACACTTAAAAACTCCCATCCAAGGCAGCGAAGGTTTTGTGCAGACTGATTTCATGTTCGGTGAGCCCAAGTGGCAACAGTTCAGCATGCAGGGAGGCAGTGAAGGCAGCCAATATCGAGGTGTGCATAGACATATATTATTGGCCAGCATAGCCAAAGCCATGGGCATGAAGTGGAGTTACAAAAACGGTCTCATGGATCGCGAAAGCAACCAACCCATCGAAGGCGGCAAAGATCCCAAGGTAATTGGCAAGATGCTGGGCATACCTGCCAACAAGCTGGCTACCTTCGAGGACATACTTGCTGCCATAAAAGGTCTGCCCGAGTACGAACAATTAATCGCAGATGCCAGGGAAGCTCTGGCCAGAGACAATCTCAAGTTGCCCGAGTCGTCCCCCACTCCCGGAACAGCCGCTTGGTTCCGATCAATCACAGGACAGATATAAAATGAAAACTGCAGAATTCATCAATGACTTGAACGAAGCACACCCCAACAGCAAAATCTATGACCGATGCTGGGATGGCTATCGCAAGGTGCCGGGCAAAAAGCGCGGTGAAAAAGGAAGTTGTGTCAAGGAGGACGATGTCAACATCGTAGATCGTGGCGAATACGATCGCGAAGGTGAAATGGCACAGCAAGATTTACAAACTGCTGCCGATGCTGCCGAGGAACTGCGCAGCATACTTGACAGCGACGAGAATCTTCCTGAGTGGGTGCAAAGCAAGATCACCAAAGCCGTAGACTACCTCGACACAGTTCGCGACTACATGAAGTCCAAACAGTCTGACCAAGACGAAGAAACCTATGAAGGCAACGAATTCTACGAAGCCTACGGAGAACTATGGTTCAACGAAGACCAGCAGCTGGATGAAGCTGAGTATCAAGGACGCAAAGTGCCTCTCGGCAAGCCTATGTGAAAGATCCCAAGACTGGCAATGTCAAGAAAGTCAACTTTGGCGATCCTGACATGAAGATCCGCAAAAGCAATCCCAAGGCTCGTAAAAGTTTTCGCGCACGCCATAATTGCGCCAACCCCGGTCCTCGCACCAAGGCCAGATATTGGTCCTGTAGGAAATGGTAGTCAATGATCCTGCTAGAATTCGTTAACACTCTTTTTGAAGCCGGCGAAGGACCGCGTATCCCCCACCCCGAGGATGCCATCTTCGATGGGCAGGATGCAGCCCAACGTATGGTCAGTGCCATGGAAGAAGTCATTGATGATCCCGGCCGAGCATCTATCAAGTGGGACGGCGGTATCGCCCTTTTCTTTGGTAACCTTGACGGACGATTCGTTGTCACTGACAAATACATGCCAGCCAAAGGTGTGTACCCTGCCAGCCCCCAAGAGTGGGCAGAGTATGATCGTGCCCGCGGCGCCGACCGCGGAAATCTCTATGAAACTATCGCCACGATCTGGAACGGATTGAAGGCAGCCGTGGGCAACATTCCGGGACTATTCAAGGGCGATCTCATGTGGGTGGGCGAACTCAAGCCCAACGAGCAAGGGCAGTATGTTTTCCGTCCCACCACTGTGGAATATCGCATACCCGCACAAACTGCGCTGGGCAAACTCATAGCCGGCAAAGTGGGCGGCGTGGTAGTACATCAATACAACAATGCTCCCTGGGATGGCAAAAGCGGCCTAGCCAATGCCGGTGATGTGGCCATCATCGCGCCCACTGCCGGTATCACGTTTTCCTTGAAAACACCGGTGAGATTGCTGGATGCCGCTAAAAAATCCATCACCAAGCACGGCGACAGCGCCACAGGATTCTTGAACGGGCTTGACAAAGTAGCGCAGGCCGCCCTGAAAACTTTCATGAACAAACAAATCACACGCCAGACCACGCAAGAATTACCTGAGTGGTTAAAAACCAACGTCAGTGCCGCACAATATCGCAAGTTAATTGGCGACGATGAGTCGGGGTATTTGTACACAAACCGAGAAGGACTCAATGCCTTGTACGCGATCTGGAACGCTGTGTATCAGCTCAAGGACAATCTAGTACAGCAGTTGGAATCACAAGTCAAGGGCTTTGAGCAATGGACCGGTGGCCGTAAAGAAGGCGAAGGGTTTGTTTTTCCCAGCAGCCAGGGCTTGATCAAATTGGTGAATCGCGCAGGTTTTGGTGCCGCGCATTTCAACAAGGGCTAAAAAATCACTGTGATTTGATAAATATTTTTGTGAGACGCTTTAGATGCGTCCATTTAAATTAGGAGAAATAAAATGGCAACAGTAACAAAAGTAAACGGTGTAGAAGTAGCTGATATGAATGCAGTTGGACGCACAATGCAGGTTGTTAGCCTGACCAAAACAGGTATCACAGCCGCAGAAGCAACTGATTGCGTAGAGTTCATTCAACAAACAGGTCTTGTTAGCGCGATCGACCTCCAGGCCAACGTGGCTTACGTTCTCTGCGAAGGCGCAACAGTGTCACAGGCGTAGCCGGTGCCATCGTAGCAACATTCTCTAACTAATCCTAGCATTACTTAGAACTAAAAGCACTTCTCCGGGAGTGCTTTTTTTATGGCCATAAGTACTAGCATGAATACCTTGCATTATTTCACTTTAGCCACTCTCGTAGACATTACAAAAACCGGAATAATACACGGTGACACCAACGATGTTGAGAGAAATCAACAACGTAACTGGGAATCTGTGACACAGACCATTGGGCTAGGAGCTCAACCCATGGAAATACAGGGACCAAGCATGCAGGAAATTAATGTAGAAGATTTGGAATTCGGCGAGATGTACCGGGGCTCACAGCGTGTGTGGACCATGAGCTTTGCAGTGGAACACATCGATGTCTGGACCGAAAACAACGATCCCGTGGCTGGGCTCCGCAGGGATTTCAACCAGGTTCCTGTGATTACTGGTCTAACTGAAACTGCACGATTCATGTTGCCGATATTCTATTCATCGGGAGCAATCAAAAACATATATTTTAAATCATTCTCACAAGACTTAAATATAAGTTGATGCGATAGGCATACACAGGCACCTTTAGGCACACTTTGGCACATTCACAGCATCGCCCTTAATGAAAAGAGCGAGGAACAGCAGTCGATGTCTTCTACTGATATTGAAAAGAAAAGCCTTGAGGCGCACGTAGAACTCTGCGCGGAAAGGTATGAACAATTGGAACACAAACTCACATCTTTGGATAAAAGAGTGGCTAAAATTGAAACCGGCATTGACGACATCAAACAAGCCATTGGCCGATCCTCGTTGTCGCAGTCCAAGCAGTTGATCACCATTGGAACCACGCTGTTGGGCGTTGGCATAACTGCCATCCTTGGATTGTTGGTACATCTCATTAACAAATAACCTGTGAAAATCGTAGAACTGCTCAACAAAGTACAGGTTCCTCTCTCCAACGAAGAAAGCGATGTGCTGAACATCGTGGAAAATCGCGGTGAAATGGAGAAACCCGATTTTTCAGAACGCCAACTCTATGTGGCCAATCAACTAGTCAACAAGGATGTCTTGTTGAGAACCAATCAAAATGGCAGAATCCTTTACACCAAAAAAATCTCGTAAAAAACGATCACGAAAAAATCACACCATCTCGTCTGAGGCCCAGTTGGATATCGCCACAGATCTCACCGCTGCTTATATCAAGCACTGGACCATTGATCGCACCCGGGAAATACTCAAAACAGACCACAAACCCATCATCGTGCCAACAAAACAGGGATTCATAGTGGGTGGTATGTCAGTGAAACACAACAAAAATACCACCTGGACTGTGTCCAATCGCTGGCGAGAACCCGTGGCCACATTTTCCTGGAAAAGCTCTGCTATAACATATTGTGTGTTAGAGCACCTAAAAAAATACACATTGTCTCGAGAGATATTGTTGCTAGACGCCAGGATGACCAAGTTCGAAGTGGACCTAGAGCACTATCAAAAAAGCCTGCGCAACAGCATAGCCAAAAAAGACACCGCTAAAACTGATTTTGTTTGGGCCCGGTATCTCTACGCCAAGGCCCAGCACGAAGTGGCAAAAAACAATTTGGAAAAAAGTCTAAATTCTAATAAATACTTGAAAGTTTGGGATACTAAATCATGAAACTAACAGAAATAGGTGTGAACAACACCAAGAAGTTTAACCGCGTGATGGAGAGCCGTTTTGGGTTTGCCATCAACTACGATAACCTGACACGGGAAAAAGCACAGCGTTTGGTCACAGCATTCACCGAAAGCCTTGATTCTATCAAGCGCAGCCATGGCATGCATACCGCTGAAAAGAATCCTCGTTACATGGAATTACTCATGGTGCGCGAAGGACTCAATCGTTGGCTGTCCGGCGAGCAATCAGCAGATACCAATGAACAAATAGTCACCGAAAGTGAAACTGCCAAGAGCGAAGCTATACTCGCCGCTCGCGACATTGTTGACAGCATGCAAGACATGATGGAACGTGTGGGCAAGATGCAAAACGAGCAGATGCCTGCCTTGTTAGATGCCATACGCGATCAGATCAGCATGGAACAAGCCGACGGATTCAAAGCTTCGGTGACTCCTTTGCTAGACACCTTGGCCCAAACTTTGCAAAGCTCAAGAGAGCAGGCCGATCAAGCAGCTCGTGCATTGGCCGGAGAACAAGTGGCTGCACCCATGACCATGCCCGGTACTGAGCCAGCAGGTCAACTGCCAGCCCCTGAAACTAGCGACCTTGACACTGATGAATTTGCAGCCACAGATGCTGCCGCCGGTGGCGAAACGGAAATCGGCAGAGAGCGCAGATAATGAGGCTTCGAGAGTTTACCAAAGATTTCGATGACTCTATCATCGAGGACGAAGCCGATAGTCGCGGTGATGCTAATCTTGTAACTGCCCTGGAGTTCTTGCGTAATCGCAGCCATGACAGCCATCTTGTCCCCAAGGTGCGGGTCGACAGTCTCATTAACATGGTCAAAGGCACAGACCAATCTGAATTCAATCTCGATAGCTTGCTGGGTGCATTCAAAACCAATGAAACGGTCAAGAGCCTTATCAAAGACATCAAGGATGACGAGCACGGGGTTAAATATGTCTATCTCAAGACATTCAGTGATGACAAAGTGGATGACGCACCAACATTGGCTTCGGGCGGACCATCTATGAATCCTGAAAAAACCGTTGACGCTATGGCTCAACGTGCTCTCAAAAATCGCTCATAATCAAGAAGAGATATCAGCCAACTTGGTTGACTTAATCTTTAAATACTGTAAACTGTAATGATCTAAGGGAAAGATATGGAAACATATATTGCATCAATACTATGGGTAGCATTTACATGGGCACCACAAGGAACCCTGGAAGCAAATGGTCAATGCCTACCTATCAACAACAATGCGGCGATATATTCATTGCTAGGCACAAGATATGGTGGCAATGGCCGAGATAATTTTTGCTTGCCAGACATGCGTCCAATTGGTAAAGATGGTCAACGTGACTCCAACTGGAACAATGGCCCACGTGCGGTGATTGTTGTCAACGGTCTTTATCCTTCTCGTCCGTAATATGTCATACAGCGAAAAAGTCATCGATCATTATGAGAACCCACGTAACGTGGGTTCCTTGCCTAAAGACGACCCAACGGTCGGAACAGGTATGGTCGGTGCGCCGGCCTGCGGTGACGTAATGAAATTGCAGATCCGAGTAGATGAAAACGGAGTTATTCAAGATGCAAAATTCAAAACATACGGCTGTGGCTCAGCGATTGCAAGTAGTTCGTTGGTCACGGAGTGGGTCAAAGGCAAAACGCTGGACCAGGCTGGCACAATTAAGAATGTTGAAATTGCACAGGAACTCGCGCTCCCGCCGGTTAAGATCCATTGTAGTATCCTTGCGGAAGACGCTATTAAGGCTGCGATAGCAGACTACCAAAAAAAACACCAATGACATTGAAGATACGCACCTGGCCGGATCCTGTCCTGCTGGCACCTTGCCGACCTTGGGATTTCGACAATATTCCAGTGGATGATCAAGATCGGTTCGAAAAGGACATGATCGACACCATGCTGGAGGGACACGGAATCGGCCTAGCAGCCAACCAAGTTGGCTACGGTTTCCGTGTGCTGGCCATTCATCTGCAAGAAAACGGACAGGTATTGGTCATGTACAATCCCATGGTCAAACACACCAGCCAAGAACAATGGCTGGCACCCGAAGGTTGTTTGAGTTTTCCTGGAATTGAGCTGGAAATCGCGAGACCTAAATTTGTCACAGCACAATGGCAAGATCGGGATGGGGAATGGAACGAGCGCATGCTTTCATACATGGATGCCAAATGTTTCCTGCACGAGCTCGAGCACCTTAATGGTGGTGTATTCAAAGATCGTGTCAGTGATCTCAAGTTCCAAATGGCTCAGAAAAAATCCCAACGATGATCACACTCACTCCCGCGGCCACAGAAAAAATCAAATCCAGTCTGGAAAAGCGGGGGCGTGGCGTAGGCATACGCATTGGAGTCAAAACCACCGGTTGCTCGGGCCTGGCTTATGTGCTAGAATATGTAGATGACGAGAATCTCGTGGCTATGGCACACTATGATGTCAATGAGGTAAAAATATTCGTCGCTCTCGAGCATCGTGTTTATCTACACGGACTTACTGTAGACTACGTGAAAAAAGGACTCAACGAAGGTTTTGAGTTCATCAATCCCAATGAAAAAGACCGCTGCGGATGCGGAGAAAGTTTTAGAGTTTGATCACTGAACGATATCAATATTATCCTCTTAGTCGGGAAAACGTAGACGGCCAAAGGCTGTATGCCACTCCCGATGGGGACAAACTGCCCAGCGTGACTACGATCCTGGACAAAACCAAGCCCTTGGAAAGCCGACAGGCTCTCAATGAGTGGCGCAAGAGAGTGGGTGCTGACCGAGCACAAGCCATCACTACCGAAGCTGCCAATCGAGGTACTAGGATGCACAGCTATCTCGAGCACTACATCAAAGAAGGTCAAATCAAAGAGTGTGGGTCGAATCCCTTTGCTTGGGCCAGCCATGCCATGGCACAAGTGGTCATTGACTCGGGACTCAAAAATGTCGACGAATTTTGGGGTGTGGAAGTACCCTTGTATTTTCCTGGAGTCTACGCAGGTACTACAGATTGTGTGGGTTTACATCAAGGCGTTGCCAGCATATTGGACTTCAAGCAAACCAATAAACCTAAACGAGAAGAATGGATTGACGACTATAAACTGCAACTGGCTGCCTATGCTGAAGCACACAACGAAATACACGGTACCCAGATACGCCGGGGTGTGGTGTTGATGTGCGTAAAACCCGAAGTTTCTGACAGCGGACATGTGATGTCGGAGCCAAAATACCAAGAATTCATCATCGAAGGCGAAGATTTTGATCATTGGCGCCGGGAATGGTGGAAACGGGTAGAGCTCTATTACCTCACAGTGTGATAGTGATGTTCTTTGCATAAATAGCATTAACACAGGATTTAGCAATGGCCATCATTCAAATTTCGCGCATACAGCATAGGCGCGGTCTACAACAAGATCTACCCAATCTAGCATCGGCTGAACTGGGCTGGAGCTTGGATTCACAGAAACTCTACATTGGAAATGGTACCTTGTCTGAGGGTGCTCCTGCGGAAGGTGTCACCGAGATACTCACACAAAATTCCGATCTTTTTGCCTTGGTAGAAAGTTTCCAGTTCAAAGCTCTGCCTGCAGGATTCATTGCTAACACCTCGGGTGACAACGAAGGTTTTAAGCGTACCTTGCAGGAAAAGCTAGATGATGTGGTCAATGTCAGAGATTTTGGGGCCAAGGGCGACGGTCAAACCGACGACACAGCAGCCATCATACGAGCATTGAACAATACCTATGCATATTCCAGCACCCTTGGCGGCATCGATATGCATCGTACCGTTTATTTCCCAGCGGGATTTTATCTAGTTTCTGATGTCATTAAAGTTCCACCCTTTGTGAAAATCCAAGGCGACGGTAAAAGATCTACGATGATACGAAGTATCCTGGCATCGGTGTCGACTATATTTGTCTTGGCCGACAGCAACAATGCTGTTGGTTCGACTTTGGGTTCACAGCCTGGCACCATCGAGACCCAGGCCCGAGAATACATAATTTCCGATATTGGCCTGCACAATAACACCAACGTCAGTAATCGTTGCTTGACTATTGATGGCGGTACAGATGTACATCTCATCAGAGTGGCCTTCATGGGCAACGAAGATAATACTGTACCGTCAACTGACCAAGGGTCCGGGAAGGCAGCAGTTTTTGTTTCGGGAGCCAGTTCGCTGATTCCTTCACAAAGAATCTATTTCAATGGCTGCGAATTCCGAAATCACAACACCGGTGTTGAGATACTGGGAACTACCCAAGATGTGATCTTGAGAGATTGCGTGTTTGAAGACTTGTTCCAGGAAACAAAAGCCGGCAGCCAAGTAACTGGTCTCATTGTGCGTTCGTGTGTGTCCAACGATATAACTGGATCGGTGACCAATCAGTCACTGGTCGATCGCAGCGGCTCAGCGAATCGTGCCATCGGAGTCAACGCAGCCATGGCCGTGGGTTCGGGCAGTATCACTGGCATGATCGGTGTTAATGCATACAAAAATCTAGTGATAGACTATAAAATTGTACAAGGTAACGAGTATCGAAATGGCTGTTTCCGCGCCACCGGCAACGGAGTGGTTTATCGATATCAAGACGAATATGTTGAGTCGTCGGAAAGATTGGGTAATCCTTCTAATAATGACATCACTATTTCCGTAAACACAGCCACAGGCGCAGTGACCTATGATAACCAAACATCAGACCCTGCTGTTATTTCATTTACTTCTAGCTATTATCTATAAAATTGGTTTGGAAACTCGACGACACCGAGCGACTCGCTCGGTGGAAAACTTTTAGAAAATCTTTGGACGATCTAGAGATTGGTCCTGCCCTTGACAGGGTAGCCCATTTCTGGCAAACTGCACCATTCAGTCCCTACTATCTTGACCCCAGCGACTCCGGCAATTGGCCCGATCCTTGGACACTTCTTTTGGAAAATTACTACTGCGATGTTGCAAAAGCTCTTGGAATGCTGTACACTATCAAGCTGTCTTGTCACGACCCTGATGCAGAACTACATGTTTATTATGATGAGCGGAATCGAGTAAACTACAATTTAGTCTGGATTGAGGACGGAAAATATGTACTTAATATGACCGACGGAGTGGTCTTAAATAGACAACACATACCTGATACCTTCAAATTAAAATTCAAATACTTAGGTTCAGAGTTGATTGAACAATGATGATGCAGCTGATTGAACAGAGGAAGCAATGAATCAAATATTAGTAACCAAAAGAAGCGGTAGCAAAGAACCGCTTGACATAGAAAAATTACACAAAGTAGTATTCTGGGCCACGGAAGGTATCACCGGGGTCAGCGCCAGCGAAGTAGAAATCAAAAGCCATATACAGTTTTACAATGGTATTCGGACCGAAGACATACAAGAAACTTTGATCAAATCGGCTGCCGACCTTATTTCAGAAGAAACTCCTAATTATCAATATGTGGCTGGCCGTCTTTTGACCTATCACATACATAAACAAGTCTACGGCGATTATAAACCTTGGTCCTTGCAAAAAATCGTCAATAGAAACGTCGGTATCGGATATTATACCAAAGAACTCTTGGAAAATTACACCCCCGAAGAATTTGACGAACTAGATCAGCACATTGATCACAAAAAAGATGAACAATTCACCTATGTGGCCATGGAGCAATGGCGCGGCAAATATCTAGTACAGAATCGTGTCACCGGCGAGATCTATGAAACTCCGCAAGTGGCCTATATGTTGATCGCCGCCACGTTGTTTATGTCTTATCCTCGGCATAGTCGACTTGATTGGATAAAACGCTATTATGATTCGATTAGCGACTACGACATCAGCCTGCCTACTCCTGTGATGGCCGGGGTGCGTACTCCACAAAAACAATTTAGCAGTTGTGTGCTGATCGAAACCGGCGACAGCTTAGATTCGATCAATGCCACTGCCAGCTCGATCGTGAAATATGTCAGCCAAAAAGCCGGTATCGGTATCGGCGCCGGTCGCATCCGTGCTCTAGGATCACCTATCCGCAATGGCGATGCCTATCACACTGGTGTGGTTCCGTTCTATAAAATGTTCCAGGCAGCTACCCGATCATGCAGCCAAGGTGGTGTTCGTAACGGTGCAGCCACTCTTTATTATCCCATATGGCATTTGGAAGTGGAAGACCTCTTGGTGTTGAAAAACAACAAGGGCACCGAGGAGAATCGTGTGCGCCATATGGACTACGGGGTGCAATTCAACAAGCTCATGTACGAAAGATTGATTTCTGGCGGCGACATCACGCTATTCTCTCCGCATGATGTGCCTGAGATGTACGAAGCCTTCTTCAATGACCAAGATCGCTTCAAAGAACTCTATGAGCGAGCTGAGCGCAATACCAAACTACGCAAGAAAACATTCAAGGCCATCGATCTCTTTAGCCGCTTCATGCAGGAACGCAAAGACACTGGTCGCATCTATTTGCAAAATGTGGATCACGCCAATACTCACAGTCCTTTTGATGAAAAAACTGCACCTATAAAAATGAGTAACCTCTGTTGCGAAATCGATCTGCCCACCGTACCATTAGACGACGTCAATGACGAGAATGGAAGGATCGCCCTTTGCACATTGTCGGCCATTAACTGGGGCAAC